CTTTTTTTTTATTCTACTCCAATTATTGACAGCAACCGTACAAGACGTACAATTTAAACGAATTCTTTTTTATTATGGCTGACAGATTAACATATAATCAAATATTAGAAAATAAAAAATTTATAGATGATTTATTAAATAATGAAGAATTAAATCTAGATGATAAAGAAGAGTTGGAATATGTTTGGCAGTCATTAGTTTCTCGTGAAGAATCTAAATTTGATGCAATAATCAGTGTTATAAAAGATTGTGATAAACAAATATCCATGAGAGAAAAAGAAATTGTAGAACTTAAAAGAAATCAAAATTTTTGGAAAAACAAGCGAAAGAATATTATTAACATTATTAAGACTGCTTATGAACATCAATTAATAGATGCAATGCCTACTGGTAACAAATACGAAGCAACAATTAGACGTGTTAAATCAAAATTAATTGATAATTATAAATTTTGGACTAGTGATGAAAGAGAAAAATTTGGTTTATTTAAAACAACAATGATCAAAAGAATTTCAGATAATTCAACAGTAAAATGGGATGAAGAAACTTTGCCAGATAAGGAATTGGTTAGAGAGTCATTACAAAATAATGATGGTAAAGCCCCTAAGAAAGCTCATTTACAGAGAAAATTTTCTCTGACATACAATCTCAGAAAAAGATTAAGAATTGGTATTTAAAAGTTGATTTTATATAGACCCTTACTACAATAATAAAAACTCTAAAATCAATGAAAACAAACGAAAAATTCAATAAGTTTATTGAAGATGCTGCAAAGTCCAGTGATCAAATAAATTTTATAGATATGGTAAGAAAGCAAAAAAATTTAACAAAAATTGGAACTTTAGAGGGATACAGACTTTACGATAGATAATTAATATTTCTTGGATATACTGCGGATATTCTTAAGTTACTCGCAAATATTCAATGTCAGGTTCAAAGAACTTTAAGTACAAGGGTCAGGCCAGTGAGATACTTGATCCTATCATTTTTTCAGACTATGAAATAAAAAGTTTGAAGCATGGAAATACTGGACACATACTTTTCAAATACCCTAGTAAAAATCATAATTGGGAAAATTGCTGGACTCAAAACCTTGAGGATGCTAAAAATGGAGTATTGAAATATCAACAGCATTTAAAAAATAAAAAGAAAAATTAATTGTAAAAAAAATTATGTTAATGACAACAGATCCCAGTATGACTAAACTTATGGATGAACTAGCAAAAAATATTCATAAGCATCTTTATGAAGTTTCTACCGAGTTCGAAGGTAATCATTTCGTTTTAACACCAATAACAGATGTTGTTAAAAAATTTGATAGAAATCACAGAACTATTCAAAGGAGGATTAATGCTTTGAAAGATGAAGGATTACTTGTACCGATAATAAAGAGAAACACAATTACTCTTTATCAGATTTTTAATACGGAGGAATAATGGCTACTAACGGAAACCCAAGACAGGATCCTTATATAGAGCATCTTGATTTCTTACTTTCATCTTTTACAGACAATGGTAAATCATTAAGGGGATTCACCATAGATCCTCAAGAATTAGCAATAACAATGCTGACAGCTGGACTTTTATCTAATTCAAAACTAATGATTAGTCCTGAAGATGCCATTAAATCAGCTTTTGATATTCACAAAAGAATTCAATTTCATGTAGCCAATCATAAGAATATTGAATTTGCAAATAAAATAGAAAATGTTTTTGAAGAAAAACCTCCAGAAGTAGAGCACGATTGACTTTAAGTTTGGAGGCGTTATCCTTCCAACATCCTTAGAAAATATTCCTTGGATTATAGATCACAAGGTGATACTAGGCTAACAATCAATGGGTCACGTCATTACAAGACACCCTACGGTTCATTACCCTCAGTTACCACCATACTTTCTGAAACATCAGGAAATAAAGCAGCACTTGAAAGATGGGCTAAGAAAAACCCAGGAGGTCGGGAAGCTGCAGCCCAAAGGGGAACTAAAGTACATTCTCTTATGGAGGACTATCTTTTAGGAGTCGATAAGAATCCTAATATAGAAGATCCTGAAATAGCTTTATATTGGAAAGGATTACCAGATAATTTAAGTAAATTAGAAAATGTAATTTGGGCAGAAAATCCAGCTAATCTTGATGATTATGCTTGGTGTCGTGGTTCTGATGGAATTTCAAGAGTATGGCATCCTGGTTTTCATAAGGGAGAAAACTTTGGTTGGGCTGGTGCTCCTGACATAGTTGCAGAATATAAAGGCAAAGTTGTTTTAGGCGATCTTAAAACAAGTAATGGACCTTATTATTCTCAATGGCCTGATTCAAGCACACCAAAAAATGAATATGGTAAAAGAAGATCAGGATTTATGAAATATCAAAAATGTCAATTACAATTAGCTGCTTATGCTTTAGGTCTTGAACATACTATTGGAGTTATTCCTGAATTGTGTATGACTTTTGTAGCTACAAAAGAGACATCTCAAGTATTTGTAATTCAGAAAGGCACAATAGAAAAATATAAAAACAAATGGAGAGAAACAGTAAAAAAATATTATGAGGTAATCCTACCCGAACAAAAAGAACGTGAAATTGAAATGCTGGGCATAGATGGTGACATTATGTGAACAATTATAGAAATTTCTGCACAATACATTAAGTATGGAAATAACCACATTTAGTGGTGAAATAGAAAGAAAATAGAAAATTTTTCTAGATATGGGGGTTTCGCTGATAGAAATAGAAGCTAATCTCTAGATGGATTATCTACACACACAGAAAAGAAAATAATGTCAACTGCGACACCTGAACCGAATAAACATTTAAAAGCTGGAGAAATCAATTTTGATTTTATTCCTAGAGATTGGGCTTTAACACCATTACAAGGTAAAAGAGCATATATTGCTGGATGGACTTCACAACCCTACACACTTGATCAAATAAAACGTGAGTTTGATCAGGGAAAGGCAACAGGTGTTGGATTAATTACTGGAGTATGGTCAAACGAGGGTGGACTTGTATGGGTAGATATTGATGGTCCTGCAGCTATAAAAGATCTTGAAGAATTAGCAGGTGCTCCACTATCAGCAGCATTTCCTCCTACTCTGACTATCTCATCAGGTAAAGAGGCAAGACAAAGAATGCTATTTAGTGTTCCTACAAATAAATTAAAATTATTACCTGATAAAGCCACAATAAAAATTGGCATACCTTCTTTCGAAATTTTATTTAGATCAAGACAAGGAGCGATAATGGGAAGCCATCCTGACACGGATGGATATTTCACTACACCTCATGGTGGCTTTGAGCATGCTAAGAACCCTCCTGAGCTTCCTGAGTGGCTATTAGAGGCAATAGTAAAGGCTTATCCAACAAATAAATATAAGAAACCTATAAAAGAGGGGATACTAACTCAACAGGTAAATTTAGATTATGAAGAGGATTCTAAATTTCAAAAAGAAGTTTACATAAATGACGCAAAAATTTATCTAGATCATTTAAAAATTGAAAGAGTACAAGAGTATGACTCTTGGGTAAAAGTTGGAATGTGTTTAAAACAGGTCGATGAATCTCTTTTAGAAGAATGGATTGATTGGTCTAAACAGGCTGATAATTTTGAAGAGGGTGCTTGCGAAAGAAAATGGAATACATTTGAAGTCGTCGAAGGCGGTCCTAATCCCGAAAATCATTGTGGATTACATCATCTTAGAGCAATGGCTAAAGAAGACGGATACGTGGATGTAGGTGGATTTGTAGTAGAAACAGGTAAAGTTTTAAGAGAAAAAGCGAAAAAAATATTTGAGACAGACAAAACAGTTTCAAAAAACGCCGTAGACAAAGTTTTAGATGAAATACTTGGTATGCCTACAGATAAAGAATTAAATGAAATTAATCAAAAAGTACAAAGTAAAGGAAGACCAAAAACTCCTCCAGCTTCAGAATTAGCTGAATATGTAACTCAAATGGTTATTGAATGTGGGTGGAGATATGATCCTAAGTATGACACATTTATGTTCTATCAATCAACAAAAGGGACTTGGCGAAGAGAAGAATATAGAACAGAATACAAACATTTCGTACAAGATCTATTTTTAAGGGAAAATATTCCTACTCCTGGTGGTTTTACATCTCATTTATTATCCGACGTTGTAAATCTGACTCAAGCTTATATTACTCAACCATATTGGAATGATGATCCCGATAAATTAGCATTTAAGAATGGGGTACTTGAGATGAGTACAGGAGAATTTTTAGATCACGACAGAGAACATTACCTTACTTGGGGATTAGATTTTGATTATGATCCACAAGCTGAATCAGGACCAATAATTGATTGGTTGAAGAAAACTCAGTATGGAGATATTGAAAGAGTTCAAGTTCTTAGAGCGTGGCTGAAAGCTTGTTTAGTAGGAAAAGGTCATGAATTACAAAGATTCTTAGAAGTTATTGGACCTGGGGGTAGAGGTAAATCAACTTTTGCAAACTTATGCTGTGCCTTAGTTGGTAATGGAAACTATGCATCTACAACACTAAATCAATTAGAACAAAGTAGATTTGAAATAGCTTCTATAAAAGGTAAAAGACTTACTTTGATAAATGATTCCGAAAGATATGGTGGATCTGCTCAGATATTTAAAGCTTTAACTGGTGGAGATAATTTAAGATTTGAAGAAAAAAATAAAAATGTCGGAGAACCTTTCGTATATACAGGAATGGTTATGGTTTGTGCTAATGAACCAATTCAAACAACAGACAATACATCAGGTCTTACTAGAAGAAGATTAACTGTTGAATTTAATAGACCATTATGGGATAAAAATTCTCAGGCAGTAGAGATGATTAAGCTTGAAAACGGAGAAGTAAACGGCTTATGGAAGAGTTATTTGCCAGGATTAGTTAATTGGGTACTAGCTATGGATAGTAAAGATATGCGTGAATATTTATTAGATACTTACGAAAAAGTTCATCACTTAAAAGGAGTTAGAAATAGCATTCTTCTTACAAGTAATAATTTAGTTGAGTGGTTACAATCAGAAGTTGTATATGATGAAAACGCAGTAGCTGCTGTAGGTAAAAAAATCCCAGCTGCAAAAGAATCAAAAGAAAGATATTGCAACTCTAATTTTCATTTATATGCTAGTTATTGTTCTTATTGCGAAGACACTGGTTCAAAACCTGTAGGTCAAAAAAGATTTATATCTCTTCTACTTGATTGCTGCAAAAATCAACTTGGATTAAAAGAAATTAAAAATTTTAGTAAGAAAGGTAGACCTTTTATTAAAGGATTAGTAATTCGAAACTCTGACGAAAAATATAAAACTGCTGAAACTATATTGCCTGAAAAGCACTCTGCATAAGGGTTATTAGTAAAATTAATTATATTGATAATCAAATATTAAGTAATGTAAACTTACGTTACAAAATGTAACAAGTGTAAAATATAAAGAAGTTATAAAATCCTAATGACAACAACTACAGAATCAGGTGGAAGACAAAACATGTTTCCAGCTGAAACACGTCCATATATTGATGAGTCAATATCCTATCAAGGGTATCCATTAGAAGCTGAAAAGGCTAATGGACGTTGGGCAATGCTTGGTTTCATAGCTTTATTAGGTGCTTATACAACAACTGGTCAGATTATTCCTGGCATTTTTTAAATTACCCTCTTTATTATCATGA